TCATAATCCGCGTGTCGGGGGTTCGAGTCCCTCCTCCGCTACCACTAATACAGTGCGGTCATTGCGCGGAGCGCGACCGGTAGCCATCCCAATCACAGCATCGAGCGAGCCTGTCACCGTCACGGTGGCATTATCCGGCGCTGTATCGCTGTCCTGCACCTCGATCATGTCGATCAAGCTTCTGATCCACGGCAGGGCTTTCAGGCGCGCTTCCTCGCCCTCCATCAGGTGGCGGCCCAGCTCGGCCACGCGCGCCTTATAGGTGGCGATCAGTTGCGGATGCAGCGCGATCACTGGCACGGCGTCGAATTCGGCCAGCTCCGCTTCGCAACGGCTCGCGTCGGCCTTGGCCTTGGCCAGCGCTTCACGGATCTCGGCAAACTCGCCGCCACCCTGGGCGATGGCGGAGACGAGGCGGCCCACGGCGGCACGCGCCTGGGCAAGGTCGCGCTCCACATTCTCACGCTTGCCTAGCTTCTCGGCATGCAGGCGTGCGCGCTCCTCATGGTAAGATTTGACCATGGCGCTGATCGCTTCGGGCGCCAGCAACTGGCGCTTCAGGCCGGAAAGCACCCGGTCTTCCAGCACATTGGTCGCGATGCGGCGGATATTTCCGCAGGTGCCTTTCTCGCGGTGGCGTGAACAGCCCCAGCGATCACGGTTGATCACGGTGTAACTGGCGCCGCATTCCCCGCAGCGCACCAGCCCCGAAAAGATATGCTTTGCGCGCCGGCGATGGGCCACATGCACCGCACCTCGGGCATCGACGTGGGCCTGCGCCTTCTCCCACAGTTCATCGTCCACGATGCGGAGGTGGGGCATCTCCTGCTCAATCCGCTCATCAGCGGCATTGATGCGGGAGATTCGCTTCCGGCTCTCCGGATCTTGGACCATCGTGACGCGGTTATAGACGAAACGCCCGACATAGATGGGGTTGTGCAGGATGCCGATCTGCCTCTGGCGGCTGCCGACGATGGAATTGGCCCGCCATTCGCCGCCCGTCGCGGAGGGAATGCCGTCCTTATTCAGGCGATAAGCGATCTCGCGCGGGGCAATTCCGGCCGCATATTGGGCAAAAATCCTTTGGACCACGGCGGCCTGCTCCGGGTTGATGACCCGGTGGCCGCGATCGACGGTACCATCGGCCATCAGGACCGGCGCCGGATCATAGCCATAGCATTTCCCGCCCGACACGCGCCCGCGCGACACCGCGCCCTTCTGGCCGCGCCGGATCTTGTTCTTCAGCTCTTTCACATAGAGGGCGTTCATCGTGCCCATCAGGCCGATGTGCAGCTCGCTCACTTCCTGTTCGGAAAGGGTGTAGATCTTGATGCCCTCGAAATGGAGGGTCTTATAGATGGTCGCGATATCCGCCTGATCGCGCGCGATCCTGTCCAGCGCCTCGGCAACCACCACATCGAAAAGGCCCTGCTTGGCATCTGCAAGCAGGGCGTTGAGGCCGGGGCGGCGGTTGGTGGTGCCGGAGATGGCAAGGTCCGAATAGACCTCAACCACCTCCCAGCCTTGGCGTTCAGCCAGTTCGCGGCAGACGCGCGCCTGATCCTCCGCCGATTTCTCGTTGGAGAGTTCGCTGCTGAAGCGAGCGTAGATGGCGGCCTTGGGCATTCGTGGTCGGTCCTGAAATCGATTCGGCAGCAGCATCCTCCGCCGCCATGTCCATGGCAAGCATACGGGCAAGATCGAGGATGCAGCCAGGTGTCACGCGCAGCGCTGTTCAATCTCCGCCCATGCTGCGCTGATGCGCGCCACGGCGGTTTCAAAATGCTGGGGGTTCTTCTCGATGCCGTAGAAGCGCTTGCCGGCGCGCAGCGCGGCCACGCCGGTGCTGCCTGTGCCCATGAAGGGGTCGCACACCGTCTCGCCTGCCACATTGGCCATGATCTTGGCCATCAGGCTCAGCGGCTTCACCGTGGGGTGGCTGAACGTCTTCGACGGCATCGATGTGGCGGTGTGCCAGCGGTGCATGTCGTGATGATCGCCCACCGGGTGATAGCCGGGGTTCCATGCATGGATGTAGGGCTCCATGTCCGCGAGATAGTGCTTGTTCCGGTGCGGCGCCGGGTTCTGTTTGATCCAGACGCACAGGGCCGCGCGGTGGAAGCGGCGCTTCAGCCGCGCGAACATGTCGGCCACCAGCAGCGCATCGAAATCCGCGGACTCGTCCTCGACCAGATCGGGGATCAGATCGCCCAGCTGGTCATTGTGGCAGAAGACGATCACAGCGCCGGCGAGCGCCGGATCGATGATCGAATGGTCGAAGCCGCGATCGAGCCCTTCTGCCACGATCTGGTCGCTGGCGCCGCGCGCTGCGCGATAGGCCCCGCCGCCCGAGTTGTTGAACCGGTATTGCGGGTCCATGACATCGGCGTCCATCCAGCCCAGAGTGGGCCGGATTGTGTATGCGTCGCCGAGGTAGAGAATCGCCGGGCCGATGATGATGGCGGTCATCAAGCCTCACCCCCTGCTCGTTGAACGCCCGGCCCCAAAGCACCCACAACTCGCACCGCATTCGTGAGAATTACTTTGACCTTCGAGCGAAAGAGGCGCTGGGATGAGGGGGCGCGCGGATTGCTGCGAGTCCTTAGGAGGACTGTAAGGTGCCAAATCGCGCTTTCAATTCCGCCGTTAGCTTCTGGAGAATGGCCGCCGACGATCAGGGCGTGATCCGAAGCATTCAACAGGAGGGCGAATGGTCGCTCGGCAACGCCATTGACGTTGTGATCCATGAACCCGCTGATGAACAATGGCGGTTCTCCGCTATCACGGGCGACGAGGCCATTGACCATCTCGATATGCGGCGCCTCGCGGCGACAAGCCTTTACGAGGCTTGGGCGCTTTCTAAGGCGCGTGCCCCGCGCTTCATGTGGGGCGCGATTGGTTGGTTTGGCTAGGTGCCCTATGGCGGCGCGCTCTTGCTCGGCGTGAATGGTATATGGCGCACTCATGGGGCACCTCCAATCACTTCGGCAGGCGTGGGCCAGTTCCACAGGCCCTGCATGCCGCGCATCGGGATTGGCTCGGCCCACACATCGATGTCGAGCATCGGCCAGCCCCAATTGGCGTGCTGGTCGCGCTCGCTGTCGTTGGCGCGCGGTACGCCGAATTCCTCGGCGATGGCCGTGCCCAGCTTGGGTTCGCCGATGACTGCGGTGCCCAGACCGGCGGCCATGGGCAGCTTTTCGCGGTAAGGCATCCACGCCCGGCCCAAGATCGGCAGCGCTGCCTCGGCATGCAGGCAGGTCTCTGCGGCGATCAGGCGGGCATCATCGCCATCGCCCCGCCCCATCAGAGTGTTGTAAAGTCCGCTGGCCTCCTCCCGGTCGATCTTGCGCGCGCTGGCGTGGATCACGATGCGCTGGCCGATCATGCTGGCGGGCGGGCGCCAGCCCCGGAATTCATAGGGCTTGGCGCCGACCATGATCAGGCTGGCCCACGGCTGATAGATGGTGAGGGCTTTCATGCCTCGATCTCCTTAACCTGCATCACAAGGGCGCCATGGAAGGCGGTCGCGCGCTTTCCCTTGGATTTGAGTGCCTTCTCACCGATCCGCTTGACCAGCTCGTCCACATCGACGGTCAGGCCGATGAGGCAGGGCGTGCCCACCCAAACGAGTTCATGCGGGCCGATCTGGCGCAGGGTCTGCACTTCGCCCTTGAAGGACGTGGCCAGTTTCTTCGGGTCAGCCATTGGCCACCTCCATCTGGCGATAGAAGCCCAAGGCGGTCTGGTAGCTCTTGAAGCCGCAGGTGCGGGCGAACTGTTCCAGCGCGTCATTGTGCGTGATGCCTTCCGCCTTCCTCAGCTTCTTGGCGCGACGCTTGAACCCTTCGAGGGTCGCCGGGCGTTCGGCGGTGGCGCCGCCCCCATTGGGGGCAGCAACCTTGAATTTCACAGTCCGGGCGGCGGGATCTTCCTGCTGATAGCGCAGGGTCTGCGCAGGGAGGATATCCGCCGCCCGGAGGGCCTCGGCCCCGTCTGTGACGGTGGCCGTGGCCTTGCGACCCGCAGGACTCGCCTGGGGCAACTGGTTTGCAGAATTGCGGAAAAGCGAAAGCTTGGGGCGGTTAGCCATGGTGCGAACTTTCAGAACGGAATGCCGTCATCGGTGAGGTCAAAGCGCTCGACGACAGTGTGGTGGTGGGTGACGGCGCTGATGGTGGCCAAGACGAAGAAGCGGCGGCCCGGGGAGCATTTGGCGAGGCGATCTGCCTCGCGGTTCGCAGAGCCTTCGTCCGGGTGCTTGACGGTCGGCGGGCCGCCGTTCTCGCACCAGACAAGCCAGAAGGGCGGGGCGGTCTGGTCAGCCATCAGCGGCTTCCTCTTCCCGGACCTTGGCAGCAGCCATGGCCAATTCGTATCGGGCTTCGGTCGACCGGGTTAGGCCAGCGGGCACGGTGAATGAGGCGGGATCACAGGTGAACCCAGCAGCTGACTTCTCATCGATGATCGCGGCAATATCGGGCAGGATCACCCAGAAATCGTCATAGACCCATAGCACTTGCGCGGTGCTGAAACCGCCCGAGTGCAAAGCCATATTGCCATAGCATTTCTCGCTCTGGCGGTAAGAAAGACTGGTTGGGATACCGAAGTGCGTGGCAAATTCGTCGCTCATTGGGAGCCGGCCCAGAGCATCAAACTCTGCAAGTAACGCCCTGCCGGATGCGGTCTTCTTGGATGGCCGGTAATAGACCCTGCCATCCTTGGTCAGCCGCTTTTCGGCTCTAAGCCCGGTCGGGACTGGCGCTCCCTCCTCGAAAACGATGGCGCCGAACCGGCCCCAGCTGTCCACGTAGCCGATGCCACCCTTGGCTTCGCTGTAGTCGGCAAACTCCGACATTTTAGCGTTCCGCCGAACCTTCATGTCGCGGCAGAACTCCAAGGGCTCGCCGCCCTCCACATGGTAGAATACCTGTGTCATGCCGGGTACTCCCGGATCAGATCCGTGATCGCGGATTCGACTTGAACCGCGATGCCCATCTCTGCGCTGGGGCCGTACCCCTCAACAAACTCGGGGCTGGACGTGAGGTCGATAACGCCCCGCGCCTGCATCTGAGCGATATGGTGGGCGTGATCGGCCAGAGTGAAAAACGGAAAGAAGCTCGCTCGGAACTGCTCCATGAAGGCATCGGTGAATTTCGCCGGGTCGAGCGAAACCTTGATGGTTTGCGTGACGTCGATCTCGAAAGTTTGGGGCATTGCGGGTTGCCTTTCGGTTGGAAGGTCAGAGGTTCCACCAGTCGCGCGCGGGCGACCGGGGGGTGGTGTTGGGGCGGGGAAGCGGGCGGCTCTCGATGGCGCGCAGCCGATCGCGCGCGGCCTTGCTGGCGGCGGCGGCGCGGCGGCGGGCCATTTCCTCGGCGGCTTCCGCTGGCGTGCAGCCCATCTGCAGCCCCAGCTCGAAAGCCTCGCGCAGCGCGCGGGTGCGTTCCGCCGTGGTGGGCTTCGGCTTTGGCGGCGCCTTGCGGGCGGGGCGGTGCTTACCGGGCACGGCAGGGCCTCCCCATCGCGGCCACGGTCGGGTCTGCCAGGCAGGCCTGATACAGCGTTTGCGTTCCGGCGGTGCTGGTGCCGAGCAAGATGCAGGCGCCCACAAAGGCCACCATCAGGGCCAGCAGGGCTAGGGTGAACAGCTTATCCATGCCGCACCACCGCCTGCCGGGCGTGGCGCTGGGCGGTACGGCGGCGCTCGCCGATCGCGAAGGCCCCACCCTGCCGATAAACGCGCTGATACTGGCGACTGGCGAGGTTGTCGGCCTCGGCCTTCTCCGCATCGGTCAGCGGGCGGGAGAGGCGCAAGGTGTCCAGCGCATCGATGCGTCTGGCCACCTCGGCGGGAGACATGCGGCGCCCGGCCATCAGAACCACCTATGGGGCGTGCAGCCCAGCATATGGCACTGCACGGCACCGGCCACGGTGCGGTCGCAGGCATAAAGGAAGCCGTTGAAGGCCAGCAGGCCAAGGGCGATCCACGCGGCCTCGCGCCGGTTGGGGCGGTTGAGGCGCATCACTGGCGGGTGGCCTTGGGCAGATCCGCCGCGTCGTCGGGGCAGAAGGCATAGGTCTGGCCGCCGATCTCTTCCGTCGCCCAATGCTTGGGCATGGTGCCGGGCTTCGTGATGGCCTCGCACTCACATGCGGCGCAGATCACGATGGCCAAGGGCCGGGCGACAGGACGGGGGATAGGCTGGGCAGTCGGGCGCCCGACTGCGGCGTTGGCGATGCGGTGGCGCGTGACGGTGGCAGGCATGGGCAATCCTTTCAGTGGGCGAAAGCGTCGGGGAAAAGGCAGGCCAGAGCGGCCCAGAGGGCGATCCAGAGGACGCCGGAGAGGGGGATGGCGATGGGAAGGCAGCGCGGGATAAAGCGGCTGTCGTCCGGGTGAGGCTGGGCGGCGGGGCAGCGCTCGCAGGGGCAACCGTGGGAGTGGAGCTCAAGCGGCACGGGCAAGATCCTTCTGCTGGGCCTGCGCGGCGATGCGGCGGCTTTCGTGGTTGAAGGCGGCGATCTCATGCGTCCGGCGGCCCTCTTCGAGGTGCCAGCGCATCGCGATCACAAGGTGCCCCTGCTGCTCCAGCGCGGTGGAGAAGCCGTCGCGCTCGCGAGCGATGGCGGCGATGGTGCGCAGGGCCTGATCGAGCAGTTCGCGGCGCGCCGGCAGGCTGGCGGCATCGGCGGGCTGGCCTTCGCCGGTGACGATCCAGCGCCAGTCGGTCACCAGATCGGCGGCGGCGGCCAGTTCGGCCCGGGCCGATTCCGCATCCATGGCGCCACCGGCGATCAGCTCGGGAGAGCGCCTTTGCCGGGTGGCCAGCATGCTTTCGGCCATGCCCAGCAGGGCGGAGAGGTTGTTCTGCTCATAGGGCGGGTCTTCGCTCTCGATGCCCTGCCACACGCGGAAGGCGGTGGGCGCCTCAAGCCGGGCATAATCGACCGGCGCCGGGCGGCTGTAGCGGGGGTGCGCGGTCATATGATCCGGCCCTCCGCTTCGTCGCCCTTCCATTCGAAGACCCAGCAGGCCACCACCTTGCCGTCGGGGTTGTTCACCTTCTTCTGGGCAAGGAATTTCGGGTTCTTGCTGCTGCTCAACACCTTCTTCAGCTTGTCCATGTCGGGCAGGGTCAGCCCGGCATTGCGGCACTTGATTTCGAAGTCGGTCAGGCGGATCGCCATCGTGGTTTTGCTGTTGCGCGACTGGTTGATGGACAGGCCAGTGCCCTTTTCCGTCGCCTTCTCCCGGTCGAGCAGCGCATCGATCAGTTCCCAGAAGCGGACCACCAGCGGATGGTCGCCACCGGCGCTGGTTTGGCGGTCGAGCGCCATGGCATCGACAAAGGCGACGGTCTGGTCGATCCACGACTGCGCCAGCTTGCTGGGGAACAGACCGGCCAGCGCCTCGACGGCGGCGGCCAGCTGGCTGTGGCACTTGATCGGGCGCGCTTCGTACAGGCCCGGCTTGCGCTTGGGCATCTCTTCATCGTGGTAGCTGAAGCGTTCGAAGAAGAATTCCAGCCACTTGGCTTCCTGTCGCACGACATGGATCAGCGTGCCGGACACCTCCTCGCTGGGCCATTGCTCCAGCTTCACCGCCGATGCCTTGGTTTCCGCCGACCAGTTGGACTTGTCGATGTTCATCGACATGAGGCGCTGCAGCACCGCCGGGATGCCGTTGATGCGCTCATTCTGCATCACATAGACGCTGCCGAGGAAATCGGGCTCGTTCGTCTCGTAATCGTTGGATTTCTGGGCGGTGCCGCGCGGTGAGCGGCCATTATACAGCACCAGCAGCTCGTTATAATCGAACGCCTTGATGTGGGGCGTCTTGTCGTCCTCCCCGCGCTTGCCCTCGACCAGCCCGACCGGAAGGTTGGACACCTGCAGGAAGCTGCGCGCCAGAAACGCCGGGGTCGCCTTGTTCGGGTCGAAGCCCTCGTAGCCGTTGCGGCCCAGCAGCTTCCACAGGAACTCGATCAAGGTCGATTTGCCCGCGCCGGGCTCCCCGGTGATCTCCAGCAGGCCCAGCGACTTGTGCTTGTCGCGGATCTGCACCGCAAACAGGCTCATGGTGAAGAAGGCCAGCGCCACCAGCCCCTTCGGGCCCCATGCCGTCCAGAGGTGCGGAAGCCAGTCGAATTTCAGCTGGTCGGGATCGTAATACAGATCCAGCATGCGCTTGCGGCTGAGCAGCTTGACCGCCGATTTGCCGAAATCGAAGTAATCCTCGCTGTTCAGCTTGTGGGTCGCGCCCTTGTGGACCGCGATATTGCCCAGCACCCACGCCTTATGGTCCCGCGAATAGCCGGTGAAGGGGATGGGCTGCACCACCTTGAGCCCGCGCAGCTGGTTGAGCATGATGCGGTCAAGCTGCTCGGCGGTGCCGGTGTAGAGGCTGGCATGCAGGGCCAGCGTCTTCCGGAACTCGCCAACGCTGGAGATTGCGCTGTTGGAAAACGGCGTGGCCTTTTCCGACTGGCCCTCTGGGAAGTCGATCCGCGCGAAATAGCGGGTCTCATTCTTGATATCGTCCCGCTCGCGGTAGAGCAGGCGGAAGGCGCAATTGGCGATCTGCTCGACGTGAACCTTGCCGCTCAGGCTCTTCTTGCCGCCATCATCATCGTCATCGTCCGATTTGACCTTGGCCCAATAGGTGATGTTGTTGTGGCGGAAGTAGAAGGTGGCCGATTTCGCCTGCTCCGCGCGGCGGGCAGCGATCAGCTTGCCCTTGGCATGGGCCGTCTCCGCGATGGTGATCGCGCCGTTGTAGCGGTAGGTTTCAAAGGCGGTATCGCTGAGAGGTGCCTTTTCAGGGTTACCCTTCCAGTTGACGTGCCGCAGCAGCAGGTCATTCCAGTCGAGCTTTTTGCCCTCGCCGTCGGGATGCACCTGCATCGCCTCGGCTTCCCAATTGTCCCGCTTGGCCCGCTTCACATAGTCGCGCGTGGCCTCGACACCGGCCCGGCCTACATCGAAGGCGAAGACCAGGCGGGGGAAATCATGGCGCTTTGCTCGCACGCATTCGCTGCGCAGATCGGCAAGGAAGCGGTCAGGGTAGTTGCTGGTCGACATGGCCGACACGGCGTGGCGATGCACCTGCGTGATGGCGGTGGCATCGAAGATGCCTTCCGTGATCAGGATCTCGTCTGCCTGTGCCAGCTTTTCGATGCTGGTGACCGGCGGCATCCAGACATGGCCGCCATAGGTGCCGCCGCGCTCGAAATGGGCCTTCTTCCCGAAGCGCCCGGGGCGGTCGATGATGCGTTCCCAATAGGTGTCGGCGATGCGGAAGCGCACCGTGGCGCCGGTGGCGCGTGTTTTATAGTCCTGATACAGCTCTTCGGTATAGCTGCCGCGCAGCAGCATCAGGTCCAAGCCGCGCTCATGGCTCAGATAGGCGTCAGCCGCCGCGTTGGGCTCGGCTTCGGTGCGGGGGTGGCGCTTTGACCAGTCCTCGAACAGATCGGGCAGCAGGTTGCGCACAGTGTCTTCCCACCGGCATTCGTTCGACCGCCCGCACCGGACCACCTTGGGATCGACGGCGGCGCAGAACACGGTGGTCTGCTTGCAATCCGGGCACTTGCCCCCCTGCAACCATTCCTTGCCGAGCGTCTTGAATTTGAACTCGTCCTTGAGCCCGTTGATGATTTCTTGCTGAAGGCTCACTGTGCGCGGCCCTCTTCCAGATGGTATTGGGCGATGCCTTGCAGTTCCGAATTTTCTGCGATCTGGGCGCGGATGCTCTCCTTCGCCTCGTCGGACAGTTCGCCGTAGACACTCGCCTTGATGAGGAGGGTGCCGCTGGCGTCCAGCGCGTCTTCCATGGCGGTGACCAGCGCTTCCAGGGTGGCGATCCGCATGGCGGATTTGCGCTTCAGCGGCGCTGGCGCGATAAATTTAGACAAAGCTTCCCCCTCGGCCCTTTGCGGGCCGTTGAAAATCATCGGTTTTGGATGGTGCTGGTGGTTAGGCCGCTGCGGGGCTGGGCCCACCGGGCCAGTCAAACAGGCGTGGTTGGTTGGGGTCGGCCTTGGCGTCAGCCTTGGCCGTCATGACGGTCTGGCGGTCCATGGGTTTGAGGGGCAGGTTGACCTTGGGATCGGGGATGGCGCTGGGGACCAACCCGTAATCGTAGACCAGACTGGCCTTCCACGTATGGCCACACGCGAGGTTGCTGCACTGGTAATAGATCTCGCGCAGGGTGACCACGATGGGGCGGCTTGTGCGGCGGGTCGCGCGCCACCGGCAATGCGGGCAGCACAGTTCACCATCGCGGTCAGGCAGATTTTCTTCGGTCGGCACAAAGGCGCTCACTGAGAAACCCCATGTTTGATGTGGAAGAGCAGGGAGAGCGAGGCCTCGATGCTTTCCTCGACTTCCTTGATGGCCTTGCGGCGCACCTTCGGATCGCTGGCATCTTCGACCAGGGCGAGCGCGGCGGCGATGCCTTCCGCGTTTTCCTTCACCGCCTTGGTGAGGGCGCCTGTCAGCGGCGCTGCAACACCCGGATCGGTGGTGAGGACCAGCTGAGCAAAATGGGCCTCCATCAGCGGGAAGCCGACGCCGCCCGCGCGCTGGAAGGCGGCATCAAGCCGGATGGCATCTTGCAGGCACAGTTCCCGCCCGGTGTCAGGGTCTGACATCTTGCGGCAATGCCACACGTTCTTGCTGATGATAGTGGCAATGCCATCCCAGCCCAGCACCTCTTCGATGCGGCACAGGGCGCGATAGGGGGTGAGGGGATCACGCTGTTTGGTCACCGGGCGGCACTCCGCGCAGGCGTGTCCAAAAAGGTCAGGCGATTGCCGTTTCTGGTGCGCGAATCGGGAAATACGATTGGGCCCGCATCCTGATCGACACCCAACCAGCGCGGTGCTGGCGGCATGTCGCGCGGGTAGATGTCTGGCCGCAGGAGATAACGGGGAACGCCGGTGGCCGCTTCGACAGCAAAAACGTGTTCAGACGGAAGGCGCTTCGAACTCTGAAGCCATTTCCACACTGCCGTCTGGCTGACCTTGCAGATCCGCGCGAGAGCGGACTGCCCGCCTGCGCGTAAAACCGCCTGCTCCAGCGCTTCGAATGGGGTGGGAGTGGTATCCATGACCGATGATTACAACCAAAGCTGTAGGTCCGTCAAACGGAAAAAGATTAGCGATGCCTACAACCAAGGTTGTTACGATAGGCTCGTGTTTAGGAATGACAGACTCGAATCTCTGATGAAGCAGCATGGCTTCGGCCAGAGCGCTTTTGCGCGCGCAGTCGGAGTGTCTCAGGCCACCATTTGGAAGCTGCTGAATGAGCCGTCTCAGGGCTCTAAGCACTTGCATAAGATCGCACATCTGCTCGGCACCACAGCTGCCTTTCTGATGGGCGATACAGATGATCCCTCTGCCGGAGCCTTACCAGTTCCGACCCCGGAGAATTTGGCAGAGCAACTCAACATCGTGCAAGTGCGCGAGATCGACCTTAATCTGGGGATGGGGGCAACCTATCTGGACGTGCCTGTCACCGAGATGATCCGGAGTTTCGACCGGGATTGGCTGCGGGCCTATACGAACTCGGCACCCGAAAACCTGCTGTTCGCCCAAGGGATCGGCGATTCGATGGAACCGACTATCCGTGACAGTGACTTGCTGTTTATCGACTGTTCACAGCAGTCCATCACGGTCGCATCCAAATTCTGGTTCATCGCCTATGCCAATTGCGGCTCGATCCGCCGTCTGGAGCCTCTGGCCGATGGCGGCGTGGAGATGCTGGCCGACAATCCCTTGGCGCCAAATCGCACAGCCTATGACGGCGAGATGCATGTGCTGGGGCGTGTGGTAGCTATTGTCCGCAAAATGTGACCACTCAACCTGGGCGACATCAGAGGGGGCGAAGATGGAGAAGCCAGATTATTGGGCTAGCGACTTTGATCAGCAGTCGAAAGAGGTCATGTACCGGATGGATGTGCAGAGCCAGCTAGGCTTGTCTGCGCTCAAGAGCATGATCCTTGTTAATGGCGGCTCGATTATCGGGTTGCTGACGTTTGTTGGCAATAAAGGTCACGTCGCTGACTCTTCCTTTCTGAAATGTGGTGTCGGTCTCTTTGGGTTGGGATTGTTCTTAGCCTTGATAGCGCACTTTTTCGCTTATTTTTCCCAAGCGGAATTTATGATGACAACTTATTACCGCCTAAAGAATGCTCAATCGCGCATGATTGAGGCGGGGGGGATTGAAGAGCCGCAAAAGCATACAGTCCAAGGCACTCGCACGCTTTGGGGCGCAATTGTGACTTTGTTTCTATCCCTTGGTTGCTTTGGCTGCGGCGTGTTGATGACGTTGAACGGTATTTTGTGATGGCCCGTCCAATGTTCTGATGTGAATATTCATTTCTCGACCTATGGGAGGCCGACTATGGAATGGAACCCATTCCACGCCTGGAAGAAGGCTGGGGAAATGGCTGCTCTGCTAAAATCCCAAGCTGCCGCGTCACGGGCCGGAGCAGCATCGCTTAATCCTGACCGCACACCGGAAGAAGTTGATGTGCGTACAAGGGCCGCAAGACAAAAACGGCTCGGAGCTATTCAAGGCGCCGAGCCTCGCAAGCTCAACGCTCACGGGCAAGATTGGCTTTCGCGTGACGCGTGGGTTACCAGCATTGATGATCCGTCAATCCAAAATGCTGGGACATGGGCCAAATTTGAATATGTCGATGCCGATGGCGTGATCACGGATCGGCACATCCGGCAATGGTCAAAGCGCGGCGCCTATATCGAGGGGTTTTGCATGGAGAAGCGTGCAAGCCGCCTTTTCCGGCAGGATCGCATCAGCAATTGGATTTCTCGCTGAGATAATTGGGGGTTATTTTGAGCAAGCTGACTAACATTGCACAAGATTACTATGATTGTCTGGTGGGACTGAAAGAGAATAGTAGCTCTGCCGGCATCACTTATCTTGCGGTGAGATTTGATGTTGAGCAAGGATCGTCCGAATTTTGGCGGGTCATAGCCGCTATAAATGAACGGGTTCACCGATTGAAGCTTGCGGTAGAGTCCTTAAACGTGCCCGCTTCGACAAAGGCGCGTATTGTTAACTCGATAGTGTTAACCTCGAATGCCTTTTCTATGGGTGGTCTACAAAACCCATGGGAATTAGTTAATCGGGAATATCTCAAAGAAGATTGCCTGGACACTATCGCTATGATTGCGTCCAGCTTCTCGTATGAAATGGCATACGAGGTGCCGGATGGAGATGAGTTGGATGAGTTTAGAGCAGAAGTTGAAACTCTTCTGCAGTGGCTGGGCGAACACGAGTTTCAAGAGCACGATATCATACGCGCGGCCCTCATCGAAGGTTTGAAGAAATTCCTTTTTGATATCAAATATGTAAATTTTGTCGGATGGCTGGCCCCTATTGGTGATTTCAAACAAATTATTGTAGCTTACAAGGCCTTGGAAAATTTAGAACTAGATGCAGACGTCAACAATGTTGCCAAAGCTGCTGCTGTCAAAGTTAAATCTCTTGTAGTTGATACATATAATAAAATAAAGCTTGCAAAGGATGTTACTGCGGTAGCGCGTTGGACACTCGACATTTACGGTGGAGCGCACCTTTATCTGAGCCACGCCCCGGAGGTATCAGGGTATCTCAGCCATTTGGCAAAATGATGCGCAAATATTTACACAACTCTGCTTGCGCCCTTCGGTTCCAGTGTGTATATATGTACGCATGGAACGGGACAGCACCAAGATCATCAAGCGCCTGCTGGCGGAAGGGTGGGAAGAGATTTCCACCCGTGGCTCCCACCACAAGTTCCGCAAAGACGGTCAGCACTTGGTTGTTCCTCACCCCAAGAAAGACCTGCCAACCGGCACGGCTCGCAAAATCGCTAAAGATGCTGGCTGGCTCTGAAAAGGGCCAGCTACCCGCCTAGATAATGATTGTTAAGGGCTCCCCACCGCCCCGGAGGTAACCCACATGAAGACCTATATCGCCCTGGTGCATAAGGAAGAAGACAGCTCCTATGGGATCAGCTGGCCTGATCTGCCCGGATGTTTTTCCGCCGCCGATACTGAAGATGAGCTGCTGCCCATGGCCACCGAAGCGCTGACGCTGTGGTTCGAGGATGCGCAGGAGGTCACGCCGCGCAGCCTGAAAGAGGTGCTGGCGGTTGTGGCCGATGATCTGGCCGAGGGTGCGTTCCTGCTGGCCGTGCCGCGCCTGAGCGTTTCCACCCGATCCGTCCGCGTCAATCTGTCGCTGGATTCCGGCACGCTGGCCGACATCGATGCGGCGGCGGCCCAGCGCAAGCTGACGCGGAGCGCCTTCATCGCAGAGGCCACGCGAAACGAGATCCGCGGCATGCACTGATTTGATCGGAGGGATTATGTTGGAGGCGAGCGTTTTACTTGGCTTCGTTTCACCAGCGTCGGCTCTGGTTGGGATATGGTTTGGTGGTTATCTCAATCAAAGAAACGCTGTAAAAACAGCGGAGCACTTGCTAAATCTTGATTTGAAAAAATACTATAAAAATAAAGTATTTGATATTCAAAGAGAGATTTTTTCTGATTTTTTTAGTAAGTGGCACAAGCTCCACAATGCATGCACCCTACTTGCTTATCATTATAAATTTGAGAATTTAGATAAAAATTCATATTTTGGGAAAGATAAATATATTGAGCATTTGGGAGGGCTTAGTGAGAAATTTGGTGCTTTAAATGAAGTTTTTGAAAACAATCTAATATATTTAGGCGATGATTTTGTAAAAGAATATGTGAAATGGCGCGGATCTTTTCTTTCTTTTTTCGAAGGCCAAGATCCTGAAGAACGGGCACAAATGCATTTGTCTGCAATCAATTCTCATGCTGATGATTTGAAGATCATGGCTAAGAAGAAGATTTTTGCCGCGTGAAAACTGCGCGCCGTAGATTTTCAAATTTTGAGGAAGCGGGCGACATGGGATGGTCGAAGATCCCTTGCCGCCCTGACCTGCAACCATGGAGAGAAGCCATGATTCAAGCTGATGACACCCCTATGCCTGCGCGCGGCGCGCGGCAAGCGCGCCTGCTGGCGATGCCCATCGCGGCGCTGGCCATAACCTTGGCGCTACCGGCCTGCGATGAAGCCTCGGCGGGCGATATGGCCCCGCCGCGAGAGCCCGCGCAGGCTGATACGGCCACGCCAGCGCCCTTTGTGCCGTTGAACCTATCTCGCCAGACCGCGAAAATAGGC